ACAATGTCGTATAATGTTATATATTTAAATTACAGATACATTCATGGAGGTGTTGTGCATGGCAACTACATTGGTTCAGGTCAGGATTGATGAGGATTTGAAGAATCAGGCAACAGTCGTATATGACGCACTGGGAATCGATTTGTCAACAGCAGTCAGGATGTTTCTGAAGAGGTCTGTAATGATGAATGGCGTTCCGTTCAGCATGACGCTGCCAAATGGCGAGCCTAAGGCAGAAAAGGCAATGAAGGCCCTTCTGGCCTTGAACCGCGAGGCAGAAACAAACGGGACATCCGAGATATCCCTCGACGAGATCAATGCTGAAATCGAGGCTGCGAGAAAAGCCAGGCAGGTGGAGGCCCAATGCATTATTACGCAGTAATAGACACGAACGTGTTGGTCTCCGCCATGCTTAAATACCAGTCTGTCCCCTGGCAGATCGCCAATGAAGCCCTTCTTGGCGATATCGTTCCATTGCTTTCCAATGAGATAATCGCAGAATACAGAGAGGTGTTGGCCAGGGAAAAGTTCAGATTCAATCAGGAAGCTGTATGCATACTCATTGACGGGATAATTGAGAGAGGCATCTTCATAGATGCGCTTCCAGTAGAGGAAACAATCCCGGATCCAAAAGATGCCGTATTCTATTGCGTTGCAATGGAAGGTCAAAAGAGGTTCGCCAACTCATACCTTGTAACCGGAAACATAAAGCACTTTCCTGTGAAAGCCTTTGTGGTCACTCCAAAGGAAATGCTGGATATCATGCATAGAGCAAACTGAAGAAACAACAACAATTGAACTACGAAGCACTCCAAGCGGGGTGCTTTTTTCATGCCCGAAGGAGGCATAAATTGAGCATATTCGGTATTTTCAGGTCACGCGACAAGCCGACCAACAGGACGGCGGGCTCCCCGTACTCATTCTTCATGGGCGGCTCGACCGCGGGCAAGAACGTGAACGAGCGCTCCGCGATGCAGATGACGGCGGTCTATGCGTGCGTGCGGATACTCTCCGAGGCAATCGCAGGCCTTCCCCTACACCTCTACCGCTACAAGGAGGACGGTGGGAAGGAAAAGGCGATGGACAACACCCTTTACACCCTGCTCCATGACGAGCCGAACCCTGAGATGACGAGCTTCGTCTTCAGGGAGACGCTGATGACGCACCTGCTCCTATGGGGCAACGCATACGCGCAGATAATCAGGAACGGCAAGGGAAATGTCATAGCCCTCTACCCGCTGATGCCGAACAAGATGACCGTCGACAGGGATGGGAACGGCAGGCTCTACTACCGCTACACGAAGGACAGCTCAGAGGCGAAGACACTGGAGAACGGGTCTGTAATCCTATCTCCCGACGACGTGCTCCACATCCCAGGCCTTGGGTTCGACGGCCTTGTCGGCTACTCGCCCATCGCGATGGCCAAGAATGCAATCGGCATGGCAATCGCCTGCGAGGAGTACGGTGCCAAGTTCTTCGCAAACGGCGCGGCTCCCTCGGGCGTGCTGGAGCATCCGGGAATCATCAAGGATCCGGAGAGGGTCAGAAGCTCGTGGAACGCCGCATACGGAGGCTCCGCGAACTCAGGCAAGATCGCAGTGCTAGAGGAAGGAATGAAGTACACGCCGATTTCCATCTCCAACGAGCAGGCGCAGTTTTTGGAGACGAGGAAGTTCCAGATAAACGAGATAGCAAGGATATTCAGGGTGCCTCCACACATGGTCGGGGACCTGGAGAAGTCCTCGTTCTCGAACATCGAGCAGCAAAGCCTCGAGTTCGTCAAATACACGCTGGACCCGTGGGTCATCAGATGGGAGCAGAGCCTTTCGAGGGCCCTCTTCACGGCTGATGAGAAGAAGCAGTACTTCTTCAAGCTCAACGTCGAGGGTCTTCTCAGGGGCGACTACCAGAGCAGGATGAACGGCTACTCCACCGCACGGCAGAACGGATGGATGAGCGCAAACGACATAAGGGAGCTTGAGAACATGGACAGGATCCCAAGCGAGGACGGAGGCGACCTGTACCTGGTCAACGGGAACATGATGCCGCTCGAGAAGGCAGGAGCGGCCTATTCGGAAAACACAACGCAAAAGGAGGAGATTCCAGATGAAAAGCAGGAAGTTCTGGGAATGGAGAAACCAGGCAGAAGAAGAGCGGACGCTTGAGCTCTACGGAAGCATAGCCGACGAGTCATGGCTCGATGACGACATAACCCCCCAGATGTTCAGGGACGAGCTGTTCTCGGGTGGTGGCCCCGTGACGGTGTGGATAAGCAGCCCTGGCGGCGACTGCATAGCCGCAAGCCAGATATACAGCGCGATGATGGACTATCCGGGGAACATAACGGTGAAGATCGACGGTCTTGCTGCATCAGCGGCATCTGTCATCGCGATGGCAGGCACAAGGGTGCTGATGGCTCCGACGGCCATGATCATGGTCCACAACCCCGCCACTGGGGCGTTCGGCGACCACAACGACATGAAGGCCGCAATCAGGATGCTTGACGAGGTGAAGGAGTCAATCATCAACGCATACGAGCTGAAGACGGGACTCTCAAGGGACGAGATATCAAGGCTCATGGAAGCGGAGACATGGATGAATGCGAACAAGGCCATGGAGCTCGGGTTCGCGGACGGCCTCATCGAGGACGGGAAGAAGACGGCTCCGACTGGCTTCACCTTCTCGGAGAAAAGCACCGACGAGAGCCTGAAGCGGAAGCTTGTGGCGAAATACAGGAAAAAACAGACGGATGAGGATGTCAGCGGCAGAAGCGTCGCTGAACTCGAGACAAGACTCAATCTGCTTAGATAAGGAGAAGCTATGAGCAAGATCAACGAACTGCGCAGCCAGCGCGCAATGGCATGGGAAAAGGCAAGGGATTTCCTTGACTCCCATCGCAGCGAGAAAGGGATTCTCTCGGCCGAGGACACCCAGGCCTATGAGAGGATGGAGAAGGAGATCGTCGACCTCGGACATGAGATCGAGAGGCAGGAGAGGCTCGATGCCATGGAGCGCGAGATGGCGGAGCCTGTGGCTAGGCCGATTACCGCAAAGCCGGAGTCCGGAAGGGTTGACGGGAAAAGAGGACGGGCCTCCGACATCTACAGGAAGGCATTCTGGAACCAGCTGAGGGTCAAGGACAACATCCCGCTTGAGCTCAGGAACGCCCTGCAGGAGGGAACCGACTCCGAAGGCGGATACCTCGTGCCGGACGAGTTCGAGCACACGCTGGTGCAGGCGCTGAACGAGGAGAACGTGATCAGGAACCACGCCCATGTGATCACCACATCCAACGGGCTCCACAAGATCCCGATCGTCGCATCGCACGGCTCGGCGTCCTGGCTCGAGGAGGAAGGGGCATACCAGGAATCGGACGATACATTCGGACAGGTGAACCTGGACGCGCACAAGCTCGGAACGCTCATCAAGGTCTCCGAGGAGCTGCTTGCCGACTCCGCATTCGACCTCGAGGGCTACATCACCTCCGAGTTCACACGCAGGATCGGGGACAAGGAGGAGGATGCGTTCCTCAACGGGGACGGCAGCCACAAGCCTACCGGCATCCTCAACGAGACAGGTGGCGCGGAAGTCGGCATCACCACCGCATCGGCGACCGCAATCACCGCGGACGAGCTCACAGACCTCTTCTACAGCCTCAAAGCCCCCTACAGGAAGAATGCGATCTGGGTTCTCAACGACTCCACCCTCAAGGCAATCAGGAAGCTGAAGACCAGCACAGGCGAGTACCTCTGGCAGCCAGGCATCAAGGACGGCGAGGTCTCCACGATCTTCGGCCGCCCCTACTTCACCTCGGCATTCGCGCCCGAGATCGCGGCGGGGAACAAGACAATCGCATTCGGCGACTTCTCCCACTACTGGATCGGCGACAGGCAGGGCATCTCCTTCAAGAGGCTCAACGAGCTCTATGCGGGCAACGGCCAGGTAGGCTTCCTCGCATCGAAGAGGCTTGACGGAAGGCTCGTGCTTGCAGAGGCAGTCAAAGTCCTCAAGCAGCACGCATGAGGAGGATAACCCATGAGCTACAACACCAAGAACTACACCGAGCAGGGAGGGAACGTCACCCACATCGGGGGCTCCCTCGTGTTCGAGGACGGCTCAAGCGTCGAGGGCCTTGATGCTGGCAAGGAGAAGAAGGGGCTTGTGAGGCAGGGGGCTTCGGTTGCCGAGGCACAAGGCGACTTTCCCACCTCGGACGAGTTCAACGCGCTCCTTGCATCGCTTAGGGATGCGGGGATAATCGCGCCAGAATAAACCAAAACGGGTGCTCCTTCCATAACTGGCGGGAGCATCCCCATATGGAGGAGCCATGCTTGCAACGATATCGGAATTCGACAACTACACGGGGAACCTCGAGGACACGGCAGAGGTCGTATCGCTCAAGAGCACCTTCCTCGCATCCGCAGAGGAGCTTGTCGGCGAATACCTGAGGTTCAAGCCTGAGGAGAGATGGAATAATGAGACAGTCCCCAGCATCGTAAGGCTCACGATACTCAGGATAGCGACGCTGATGCTGATGGAGGGCGGGGAAAACATCGGGGTGACCGGCAAGAGCTTTGCCGACAACTCGCGCTCGTTCATCTCCTACACCAACTACATGAAGTACCTCTCGCCTCTTCAGACATACAGGGACGTGGCGTTCTGATGGCGGAGCTCATAAGCATCAAGACCGACATGGACGAGGTCGAGAGGTTCCTCTCAACGCTTGACGGCAACAGATACAAGATGCAGAGGCGCGTGCTCTCGGGCATAGGGACGGCTGCGAGGAACACGGCGAAAAGAGCCTACCGGAGCCTGCTCTCAAAGCAGTCGGGCACGCTTTACAAGAGCCTCTACAGCAAGCTTGTGCGCTCCGGCAAGGCCGTGATAGTCGCGCCGTCTGCCATCAGGGACAAGGTAAGATACGGCTTCGTCCTCGCAAAGGGCGCGACCATCAGGGCGAAGGAAGGCGGCTTCCTCACGTTCAGGATCGGAGACAAATGGGTCAGAAAGCATGAGGTGACCATAAAGCCGCACGACTTCGTCGAGGGGCCGGTCAAGGCCTACCTCTCAAGCCAGGGCTACAGGGAGAAGCTTGACGCGCTCATGCGGAAGGAAGTCGAGCGTGCCGAGAAGGCCGCGGCAGGGAAACAGGGATGAAGAACGAGCTCACAATACTAAACCAGCTGAAGACGGTGATACAGGCAAGGCTCTCGGACTACCTCGAGGACGGGCTTCCGGCCATAACCGAGAAGAACGTCCTCATAGAGTTCCCCGAGGTGGACCAGATGCCTATGAGCACCATGCTCTACCTCCAGCCGAACTGGGCTGACTACGAGAGCCTCTCGACGGAGAGCGACTCGTCCACGTTCAACGTCGCAGTCTTCATAATCTGCAAGCGCGACAGGCAGGAGAGCCTGACGAGGAAGGTCTACGGCTACTTCAACGCCCTGTATGCGCTGCTACGGAGCAACACGAGCCTTGACGGACACGTGGACTTCTCGGAGATAGACAATGCGGACTTCTACCCCGCAGTCGAGGGCAACAGGAACGTCCAGGCCGTGGAGGCGTCCGTCTCAATCAGATACACAAAGGATTTCTAAGGAGGAACAACCATGCCATATCGTGTGGGAACAGGATCCGTATGCCAGGCGGGAATGCAGACGGCCTGGGGGACACCTGCGGTGCCGGACCAGCTTGTGAACATGACAAGCGAGTCGGTGAACGTCACGGTGGAGAAAGGAGACGAGGGCAACCTCCTCTCAAGCAAGACCGCGAACCAGAGGGACCTCATGTCCATCAAGGTCGAGGGGTCGATCTCGACAGTGCTGCGTCCGGAGTTCGCGGACTGGCTCTTCGAGGCATCCCTCGGAGACAAGAGCGGAGCGGAGGGAGCGTACAGCTACACGCTAGAGGAACCGAACTCGGAGCTGCCGGTCTCGACACTGGCGATATCGAGGGGCGGAATCGTGAAGACCTACCCCGACGTGACAATCAAGAGCATCAAGATATCGGCAGCCGCGCAGGACTACGTGAAGGTCGACATCGACCTCTTGGGAGTGAAGGAGCTTTCTTCCGGAGATGATGGCGCACAGGCTGTCTCGACGCTGTTGTTCACAAAGCCTTCGTACAGATGCACGCAGGCGACACTGCTCTATGGAGCGGGAGGAACAGCCAAGGCGAGCCTTGAGAAAAAGCTCTGCGTCGAGAGCTGCACAATCACCATCGACAACGGGACAGAGGAGGCGCCTGCGACATACTGCTCGGGTCTCTACTCAGGCCGTCCCGTACTTGGGCTGAGGTCGGTGACGGTGGACTTCTCCATCCCCTACTCGGATGCGATGGACGAGTTCAAGAAGACCTACTACATGGGCGAGTCCAGCCCGAACGTGGCGCTGAAGCTCAGGTTCACCACTGCGGATACCGATGAGAGCGTGGAGATATACATCCCGTACGTGAACATCACATCCGCTGACGGCAACGTCGGGGGAACGGGAATCATAGACTCGTCCTTCAGCGGCGAGGCGCTCTCAATCGGTGATGCGGAGCCGATCACGGTAACGGTGAACCATAGGACAGCAACGGAGGAATAGATGTTCGTAAGGGCAAAGGCATACGAGAATGCGATACAGAAGGTGAGAATCGAGTTCGGCACGCTCATCGGGCTCGATGAGGACAAGGAGGCGTTCGTGGTCCTGAAGGAGCTGCCGACACTCGAGATGATGCAGCTGAACGAGGCGCACCAGAAGGGGCAGGCGGCACTCCTCGGGTTCTTCAGGGAGGTGCTTCCACGGATCATCGTGGACCACAACCTCTACGAGACCGAGCAGAAGAAGATGGCAAGCGACGACGTGGTCGCATTCATCTACGAGAAGCTTGACGTGACGAGCAAGGTGATAAGCGAGTACGCGGGCGCTTCTTTTTTTACCCGCCAGAGCAGGACAGGAGACAGATAGCGAGCCTCTGCCAGGAGGTGTTCAACGGACGCTATGACAGGGAGCTCTACGCAGAGTACGGCAGATGGCTCCCCTACATAACGGACATCTATCTTCCGATCTGCGACAGCGAGAGCGGGGACTTCAGGATGCTCCCCTTCGACGGGCCTGTCACCGACCAGCCGTACATGACCATGCAGGTCATAAGGCTTGTGCAGATGGGCTACAGGAAGCACCTGAACGACAACATGAAGAGGATGAAGATGTCCTCGAAGGGGAGACCGTAATGGCCTCCCCATTCTTTCAATATAGGGAGGCGGAACAATGAGCGTTTCGGCGAAAGTCATAATCGCATCGCAGAACAACATCTCAAGCGGCATAAAAAGCGCCAAGAACGACATCTCCTCCCTCGCACAGGCTGCCCAGAAGGCGGGAGACACGCTCAGGAAGGCGTTCACCGTAACGGCGATATTCGCCTCCCTCAAGAAGCTGGGAACAGCGTGCGCCGACTGCTTCGAGGAGTTCTCGTCGGCATCGAGGAGCTACAAGCAGCTTGCGATGGCGCTGAAGGACAACTCGGGATACAAGGCGGTGGTCGGGAACATAGACAAGCTCGCAAGGATGACGCTCGAGTCCAAGGACTCAATAGAGGGCATGGCATCCGAGCTTGCCGCACTAGGGAAAGGCTCGGATGAGATAAACAGGATATCCGATGCGGCGGTCGCACTGAGCAACGTGACGGGGAAAGACCTCAACAGCTCGATGACCACCCTGCTCAACACATACAGCGGCAACGTCACGCAGCTGAGGAAGCTCGGGGTGGACACATCGAACCTCACGGATGCGGAGCTTGAGAACGGCGCGGCGGTGGACCTCGTGATCGGGAAGTTCTACTCCCTTAGCGAGGCCATGGCCGAGGCCGACTCGTCGCAGCACCTGACGAACATCAGGAACACGTTCGGCGACATCAAGCAGCAAATCGGTGGCATAATCGAGTACAACATCGCTCCCCTCCTCTCAAGCCTAGACAATGGCCTGCAGGCCTCGCTCTCCAACATAACGAAGGTGATAAACTACGTGGGAGCCGTCATCGCGAACCTCCCGGCGGTCGCAAAAGAAGCGCTCAGCCTCATCGGTTCCATGCTCCAGACGGTATTCAGCTGGGATTTCTTCTCGGGGCTCATCGAGACGATATTCAGCAATGCCACGGTTCTCCTAAGCGCCCTGTTCGAGCTCATCCAGACGGGAATCCCGGAGGTGCTGAGATACGCCCTACTGAAGGTTTCGGCATTCATCACGAGCTGCGCGGGGATTGCCGTCAAGTCAATCGAGACGGTTCTCTCGAAGCTCGTGAACGCGGCAAGGCCAGTAGTGAACATCATCGTCTCGGACTTCCTATACGGAATCGGCACGATACTCGGAAAGGCAGAGGATGCTTTGGATGCTCTCTCATCCGCATTCAAGAGCATCGGGAACAGCATTCTCTCCGACGCCCTCTCCATCTGCACCTACGTGCTGGACAAGCTCGAGTCGGCAATCGAGGGGCCGCTGAACCTCATCGCAAGGTCGAAGCTCGGCAAGCTCATCGGCATGGAGGAGATAAAGGTCAACTTCGGTGCGGACAAGCTCAAGGAGCTCTCAGGGAAGAAAATCCTCGGAGAGGGCTCGTCAATCGACCTTGGCTCATCGAAGGTCATGGACAAGTCGCGGGAGGTCCTGGAGAAGAAGGATGACATCACATTCGACTTCGGTGGTGACAGCCTGCTTGATGCCGCAGGAAACCTCGAGAAGCTCTCTTCGGAGAACCTTGATGCCGCAAGGAGCGGCATGGAGGCGATAATCACCTCCACAAAGGAGGGCCTCGAGCAGGTTGGCGCAAACACCACGGGATTCCTTGACGGGCAGTTCGGCGAGGCAATCTCATCGTTCGGCGAGTCCGTGGACACGATAATCGCACCCGACCTCGAGAAGATAAGCACCTCCGCGGACGCCACAGCCCATTCGGTTGACGGGACGACATCCGCAGTCGAGGACGTGGAGAAGACAATCGAGAAAGGGAGCTTCCTCGACAGGATCGGGGAGTCAATCGGCTCTTGGGCCGCAAACATCACCGGCTCAAGCACGTCCGAGGGCTCCGCTTTCGGCGGCTCCCTGGTATCAAGCCTCCAGGAGAACCTCGGCGAGGCGGGCGACCTCATCGGAAGCCTTGCCGAGAATATGTCCACCATGGGGCCTGTGCTCGGAGCAATAGCCACTGCGCTCGAGTATGTGTTCGAGGGGCTTGGCGAGACGCTTGGGCCGATGCTCAACGAGTTCGTGGAGTTCGGGGTGGAACCGCTGAGGGAGCTCGGGCGCGTGGTCGGAGAGCTCTTGATCCCGATATTCGAGTCGGTCATGCCGCTCATAGAGAACGTGGCGAACTTCTCTATCGGGCTCTTCGACGCGCTGGGAGTCGTGGTCAAGCCGCTCATCCAGATCATAGGCACGGCGCTCGTGCCGATCATGAACGTGCTATGCGCCGTACTCGATACGCTGATGCCCGTGATAAAGGTGTTCGCAAAGGTCGTGGTGACAATAACCGGCACCATACAGTACGTGGTGCAGGTTCTGCAGCACTGGGTCGCGACCATCTGCAACTGGCTGGCCGGATTGTCGCTCTTCGGCTGGCATCCGTTCGGCGGCCTTAGGATGCACGACCCCGGAAGTCCCGGAAGCTACAGCTCATACATACAGAACAAGTGGTCGGAGGTGGATGCGGCATTCGACTCGGCATCAAGCACAGATTCCACGGAGAACGCTGCTGCAACCACATCCACAAGCACATCCGTCACATCGGCGGGCTACCGGGGAGCAACCCAGGTGGCCATAAACATCTACCAGCAGGCACCCGTTGTGGGAGACGGAGGGATGAGGGCGTTCGCGCAGATGGTCAGGAACGAGTTCGAGAGTCTAGATTATTACAGCGTAACGACTTAGAGGGCTATTGACAAGGTGTCGGGGGGGGGTAAAATGATACGCTGTATGACCTGACCTGACCCCCAAAAGTTGGACAGTCAGTTTAATTGACGAAAAGAAACAGGGGATAACCAGTTAAGCTTTTTCGTGATTCTCTTGTGATTATAATAAAAGATGTAGTCATGGACAACCTTGACCATCTGAGCGTAGGATAAATTGCGATAGTATAGATCATCATGGTGAATGGTCTCAGATTTGAAAGTGCTAAAGAAAGATTCAATACAGGCGTTGTCCCAACAGTCTCCTTTTGCAGATAGGCTTTGTATGGAACCTTCACGTTGTAAGAAAGAAACAAATAGAGGGTTTGTGTAGGTCCAACCCCTGTCAGAGTGAATAAGGACATTTTCTAGAGAACCAATATTGTCTTTTAACAGAGAGAAAGTTTTCATAACAAGAGACATGCTTAAGGCTTTGCTTGTAGCAAAAGCAACGATTTCATTATTGAAGAGATCCTTAACAGCAGAGAGGAAACACCAACCAGACTTGACATGAATGTATGTGATGTCTGTGACAAGGATTTGGTTTGGCTTTGTAGCAGAGGAGAATTTACGGTCAAGAATATTATTGGGCAATTGGGATGCTGCTATCTTCTTTTTGCGATAGTAATCTTTTGGATGTTTTCTGATCCTTTGTTTTGCATGCAGGTTGTTTCTTGTCATTATGGCATCAACCTTCTTGTGGTTGATTTCTTTACAGAAACCCTCAAGAACAAGCATCTTAGCCATTCTTTTACTTCCGATGTTGAAGTTTTCACGTTCCTGGATGGTACGGATTGCACCAACAAGATTGGGGTCGTCTTCTTTGGGGTGGGATTTCCAATAGTAATAAGTGGAACGAGGAAGATTTACAGCTTTGCAAATTCCTCTGGTGTTAAGTCCGGTACTTTTCCCTCGCTCAACTGCATCAAGGAAGTTTTTTTTTGAATGTTTTTTTCTGATTGAGCACAGACACTGAAGTAAATCTTCAATGCTTTTATCTCGTCTTCTAGTTCTTTGATCTTTTTCTGCTCTGGTGTCTGCACTTGTGAATGGCCCTACCTTTTTATAATGTCTTACCCATTCTTTTAACACAGTTTTAGGAATCAAGAAAGTACGGCAGAGGTCTGCCATGGTTAAAGCTTTGTTTATGTAAGCTGTAACAATGAGATTCCTCTGATTGCTAGGCAAACGATAGACCCTAGAAATTGGTTGATTGGTGACCCACCTAGTGTCGCCACCATCGTAAAGGTATTGCCATTCTTTTACAGTGGATCTATCTAGGTGTAAGGATTCGGAGATCTTGCGACTCCTGTATCCTTGCTTGAACATACTAAGAACTTGTTTCTTAGTTTGGAGGGATATGATACCCATTTTTGGACTCCTTTGAGTGTCCAAATTTATGGGGTCAGTTCAGTAAGAATTTATTTACTCTTCAAAAGGAGATATTTTATGAAGAAGACTCTTAATGTTCTGATGATGGTGTTGCTATCTGCAATGCTCATTGTTTCGTGTGATGATAATGCAAATGACACCAAGCCATCTGATTCTCAGACAACCACTTACGAAGTAGGCGATACAGGCCCTGCTGGAGGACTCATTTTCTATGTCAATACAGACTCCACCGCTGACTGGAAATATCTTGAGGCCGGAAAAGAGGACTTAAGTGGAACATATCAGTGGGGACAGCAAGGGACAGATTGTGAAACCGAGACAAAAATCGGAGCCGGCGCGGATAACACTAAAAAGCTTTATGATAAGGGTTCTAGCT